GGCTCTGACCTGACCCCAGAAGAGATTGACTCGCTGTGGGAAGAGACAAAAAACTTTATTGAATTCCGAAAGGCTCAGATGAGGAAGAAATGACAATAGACGAACTGTACGCAAGCATCCCCGACAACGTTGACATCGATTACTACCTTTTCAATAACTGCGAGTCCTTGTCCGCTCCAATTGGTGACCGCTATGTGATCGCTATTGATCCGACAAAGGTCAAGAGCCAAGCGGACGAGAAGGTCAAGGTCGCTCACGAATTTGAACACTGTAGGCTCTGGACTTTTTACTCCCCGGCAACTGACTACATCGTCAGACGGCAGTGTGAAGTCAAGACCGACCACTCCACCATCAAGCGGCTCGTCCCTCTGGAAGAGCTGAAAACCGCCCTTGAGTCAGGAATCACAGAACCGTGGGAACTCGCAGAGCATTTCGGTGTTCCAGAGTCGTTTTTGCGGCAAGCGACCGCTTTTTATGCCCCAATTTTGCGTGATTTTCGCCCCTAAAAAAATGGGATACAGCCGAAATTCACGAAATCAGTAACTTTTACTGATATCAATAAACTGATTTTAGTAAATTACTGGCGAATTCAGTAACTTTTTTCGCAGAAAAATTTTTAGGTCGACAAAATGCCGAATTTCGCCCACATTTGATTTTTCCGATGCGGGGTATATAAATATACCCCTAAAAATAACGTTTAAATTTGACCCCTTTACGTGCGTTATACGCAAGATTTGAAAAATCGCAGAAAGGACAAAATATGCGGCTACCAAACGGATACGGAAGTGTTGTGAAGCTCTCAGGAAAGCGGAGAAAACCGTTCATGGTCAGGAAAACGGTTGGCTATGATGACAAAGCCCACCCGATTTATGATGTCATCGGCTACTTCTCCAACCGAACCGATGCTCTGATGGCTCTGGCAGATTACAACCGTGACCCCTACGATGTTGACCTCTCAAAATCCACAATGAGCGAAGTATATGAGGCTTGGTCGGACGAGACTTTCCCAACGCTCAACAGGAGCATGGAAAGTGCATTCAGATCGGCTTACAAGCACTGCGAGTCTGTTTATGACCGCCAGTACAAAACGCTCAGAAAAGGGCATATGCAAGCGTGTATCGACAAATGCGGCAAAGGGTACTACACAAAGTCAAATATCAAGATGCTCTTCCTTCAGCTTGACAAATACGCATACGACCATGACATCATCTCCAAGTGCTACTCGCAGAACCTCGACATCGGCACTCGCACCGCTTCGGAGAAGCACAGCCTGATCCCGGACGAGGATGTGCAGATGCTTTGGAAACACCAAGGCGAACCATTTGTAGATGAAACGCTGTTCATGCTCTACACAGGATTTCGAATGTCCGAAATGCTTCAGATGCGGAATGAGGATGTCACCGAGACTACCATGACAGGTGGCATCAAAACAGCCGCAGGGAAAAACCGCATTGTTCCCATCCACCCGGAGCTGTTGCCGATCATCCAAAGCCACAGGTCTGACCGGGAATTCCTGTTCTCGCTGGACGATAACCAGACTTCCGAAGCGTTCCGGGTGAAGTATGCCAAGAACTGGAAGAAAGCCATGACCGCAATCGGTTTCAACCACCTCACGCACGACTGCCGTCACACTGTCCGATCAAAGCTTGACTCCGCAGGTGCGAACAAGGTTGCAATTGACAGAATAATGGGACATTCGTCAGGATCAATCGGTGAACGTGTTTACACCCATAAGACGATTGAAGAGTTACAAACTGTAATAAATATGCTCTCATACGGCAAAACCCAGTAACATTCCGTTACTTTGCGGTTTTCTGCGTTCGTGTGCGTTAGTAACACATAAGAACACTCATCAAAAATTTCGTCTCAAAAAATACCGAAAAACCGCATAAAACAAGAAAAACCGCCCTGTTTTTGGGCGGTTTTGTTAATTTCACGCAAAATTGTACATACGATATTCTTAATTTTTAACGACCTCTAAATGTTCAAGTATATACAAAAAATACCACAAAACAGCCACTTTTGCCTATTTTTGATAACAATTTTTTGTATGCGTCAGTTTGCGTTTCTCTCCGTTAGTAACATAAACTAAACAAAAAAACAGCCCCACCGAAGTGGGGCTTGTTGTTACTCTTCTGTATAATCTTCCATCTTGCCGTAGGTCGGTTCGTGCTTGCCCTGAAGCTGGTTATACTGGGCAGTGCTGATGCCAAGAATAGCACCAAGCAGAGTGCAGATCACCGCAGAAGTTTTGGCAACCTGATCTGCATAAGGCCATCCCCAGATCACAGCCAGACCGACATAAGCTGTGGTCAGAGCCGGGATCACGATGACAACGAGCCACTTGAGGATGTCGTAAGTCTTATTTGAGAGTGAATTCATGCTGATCTCCTTTCAATTCCGTCCAATCGTCTGTCGATATCTTGCATATGCTGTTTGATCGCAGGTATGTTCTCTGAGAACATCTGTGCATAATTGTTGTGACTCTGGATGTCCCCCTTCATCACTTCCAGTTTGGTTTCAATGACCGCAATCTTTCGGTCAATCTCCGCTTGCTGTTTTCTGCTTGTGCTGATGATGGTCAGGACAGAACCAAGCAGACTGATTCCACCTGTGATGATTGCAACTAAGACTGCATCACTCATTTCCTTTTCTCCTCATGTTACTCCAAGTTTATCCCACAGTTCTTGATCGCAAACTCCGTCTGCTTCAAGACCATAGTAGGTTTTGGCTCTGTTAACCGCCGCCTGAGTGATTGCGCCATAATAACCGTCTGCTTTTCCGCTGTTGAAGTTGCGGACATTCAAGTGGCACTGCAAGAGCTTCACCGCTTCATAATAATCGTCAGGAGCATAGCGCAAAAGCGGTGGAGTCCAACTGTGATCCTCTTTTGCCTGTTCCGTTTCTTCTTCTTCCTTCTGAGGATCACCGCTGTTGACGATCTGCCCATGCTCAACGACCACAAAAGGACGCTCCCAGATTTCGAGTGCCACGTCCCAATTTGGAGTGCCGTACCCGGCAATGCTTCGGTTGCTCGTCTCGTATGTCCGTCTGCCCACAGAATCGGAAGTATTGCCCTCGACAGTTGTTATGGTGTTTCCATTGACATCAACTATAATGCCAGTGTGCGAATACTCCCCGGCTGAGTAACTGAAAAATATCTGGTCACCAAGCCGTGGATTTGTCCTGTGGAAAGCGTTGTTCTTCTTGTAATACCCGGCTGAGTACAAACATCCAGCCCCGGCACTCTGCAAAGGTTGATAGAGCATTTCTCTGCCCTTGTCTACACCGAACACGGAGACGAATAACCAGTCCACGAAAATATCGCACCAAGCATATCCGTTCTTCTTGCCGTTGTAGAACTCAGGGTAATTGTCCAAATCTCTTGCATACTTTGTCCAGTTGTTTCCCCCGGCATTGCCTGTCGGATCGTCAAGCTGTGCGTTTGAGTCTTTTTCATGGTAGCCAACTTCTGACTCAGCCAGAGCCACCACAGCTTTTATTGCTTCGTCTTTGGTCATTTGCTGTCCCTCAGTAAATCGTCAATGAATGCTTCAAGTTCGTCTCTCGTTATCATTTTTGCCATCTCCTAAGTTTTAAAAATGGCGGTTTCCTAAACTTAGAATTCCGTTGTCCGTTCTAAGTTCAATTCGTTTTAGTTGGCGGTTTTAACTGTGTGCCTCGGAGAGGGCTGTTAAGAATCATGCTCCGATATTTGGACACAGAACTGAGCCGCCGCAGTTTATGCCTTGTTTATGCTATTGGATACTCGCCAGAAACTGCAACCTCTCTTATTGCTGACCCAAGGGATTGCGTAACTGTGCCGTCTGACTTTAATATTGCATAGTATGCCGCAATAGTGTTTCCTGATGTCATCATTGTCCCGTAAAGGGCTTCATTCCCTGTTGGTCTAAACCCTTCTGGAACGATAGCCATAACTGTCGTTGGCGTTATGTTTGAAGAACTTCTCGCAACCATGTACAACCGCACAGTTTTTGTTGTTGGGTCTTTAACAACTCGACCGTAACAGGTAACACCAGTTGTCACCGTCTCGAGCAATGCGATTTCTACTTTGCCTGACTGAATTTTTTCTGCTGCCATGTCATCATGGCACTGGTTGCCAGTGCCTTCCTCCTCTCTCGCAAGTTTTAGGATTCAGGCTCTGCCTTGATCCACACCTCAGGCGGTCTTACGACTGCTCCGTTGCTATCATTGATGTAGGCACAGACATAATCGCAAGTTTCTTTTTTCCCATAACCCCAAGCGGTGAACTCGTTGTGCATCGCAAGGATTGCCGAATCACGATTGTCGAAAATCTGGATGCCCTTGGTGAAAGTGCCGTTGTCACGATGGATTGTCGAGACGAAATACTGAAGTTCCATTTTTAACTCCCCCTATCAGTTTTGTTTTAATACAAAGGTCGG